ACCACTATAGTTAATATCAGTACCATTGAGATTAGTTACTGTTCCAGTAGTACTGTTCAGTGTAGCAATAGTACCAACACCACTATAGTTAATATCAGTACCATTGAGATTAGTTACTGTTCCTGTAGTGCTGTTTAGTGTAACAACAGTGCCAATACCAGTATAATTGATATTAGTTCCATTTAAGTTGGTTACAGTACCAATACCACTGTAGTTAATATCAGTACCACTAAGATTAGTTACCGTTCCTTCGGTGCTGTTTAGAGTGGTAAAAGTACTAATACCAGTATAATTAATATCTGTTCCTGTTAGAGTTGTGATGAATCCAGTAGTACTGTTCAAAGTTGTAACAGTACCTACTCCGGTTACATTAAGATCTTGAGTGTTTAGAGTACCATAAACAGTTGCACCAATTCCAGAGGTTTCAAATACTTTTAAATTGTCATAATAAAGTGAAATCGAACCATCCGCAGTAAAAGTAGCAAGAGTTTTATTTCCCGTATCATCATAGAAAAGATGTGAGCTAGCTCTATGATAAGTGTTGGAAGCATCAATAAAGAGATTTCCAACTCCAATATCGCGAATAAAACTATTGCCCCCATCGTGATAAATTCTTAAATCATTGCCGTCACCAAAGTAAACACTCTTGCCATCAGTAATTTTTACATCACCATGGAATGTGGAAACACCAGAAACACTTAATTGTTTGGTGAATAATGTTGGTCCAGCAACTGTTGTAATACCAGCAAAAGTGGAGAGACCAGAAACATTGATATTAGTCGAATTTAAATTATCAATCGTAGAGTTTGTACTATTGAAAGTCGCAATAGTACCAATACCACTATAGTTGATATTAGTTCCATTGAGATTGGTTACTGTTCCTGCAGTACTATTCAGTGTAACAACAGTGCCAATACCAGTATAATTGATATTAGTTCCATTTAAGTTGGTTACAGTACCAATACCACTATAGTTAATATCTGTTCCTATTAAAGTTGTAACAGAACCAGTAGTACTGTTTAAAGTTGCAATAGTACCAATACCAGTATAATTGATATCAATACCACCAAGATTGGTTATAGTACCAATACCAGTATAATCAATATTTGTACCACTAAGGTTGGTTACTGTTCCTGTAGTGCTGTTTAAAGTCGCAATCGTACCAATACCAGCATAATTGGCATTTATACCACCAAGATTGGTTATAGTACCAATGCCATTATAATTTACATTCGTACCACTTAGGTTAGTTACGGTTCCAGTAGTACTATTAAGAGTTGCAATAGTACCAATACCACTATAATTGATATTAGTTCCATTGAGATTGGTTACTGTTCCTGTAGTACTATTCAGTGTTGCAATAGTACCAATACCAGTATAATTAACATTTGTGCCACTAAGGTTAGTTACTGCCCCTGTAGTACTATTAAGAGTTGCAATAGTACCAATGCCATTATAATTTACATTCGTACCACTTAGGTTAGTTACGGTCCCAGTAGTGCTATTCAGTGTAGTAATAGTACCAATACCACTGTAGTTAATATCAGTGCCGCTGAGATTAGTTACTGCTCCAGTAGTACTATTCAATGTTGCAATAGTGCCAACACCAGTATAATTGATATTAGTTCCATTTAGGTTAACTACAGTACCGACACCGCTGTAGTTAATATCAGTACCACTAAGATCAGTTACTGTTCCAGTAGTACTATTAAGAGTTGCAATAGTACCAATACCACTATAATTGATATTAGTACCATTGAGGTTAGTTACCGTTCCGTTGGTACTATTCAGAGTGACAATAGTACCAACACCACTGTAGTTAATATCAGTACCACTAAGATTAGTTACTGTTCCTGTGGTGCTGTTTAAAGTTATAATGGTGCTTATGCCAGAAGCATTAATATTTCTTACGACTGCTAAATCACTTTCAGTGAATTGAACAGCACCTGCCGCTAATCTGGTTCCATATGGGAATTGTGTACTGCCAATACCTACAGCATAGTTTATCAACCAAGCATCAGTTCCGAGTCCAGCAAACTCACCTGCCTTGAACCACATAATTTTCTTATATGTGGCAGGATTTGTTTCGATACCAGCGATGAATAACTGAACTAATGGAGTTCCTTCTGTTGATGCGACTGCAACGCCACCATGATTTGCCGTATTATCATTTGAAACATCATTGCCAAGTGCATCAGTTCTAAATCCAAGAACAATGTCTGGGTCGAATACATTTAATGATTGTGAAAAGATTGCTGCAGATGTTCCCCCAATTGTAATATTACCCGTTACACTTAAATCGCGATTGACAAATAAATCTCGCGTAACTGTTACATCTTGTGGAGCAGTAAATTGATTTGGGATGCTTAATACTGGTGAAGAACTCTCTCCAGTTCCGCTGGTAACTGTAATTTGATTTGCAGTTCCGGAAATTGTTTGGACATAATCCCCAGTTGTATCAGTTCCTAATCCAACACTATTTGGTTGAATTGTTGCTGCTAATGATACATTGCCGGTTCCATCAAAACTAATTGCAGATGCAACAATATCTCCGGTAATTTCAAATGTTCTTGAGTTTTGAAGAGCAGTTGCTGTAGATGCATTACCTTGAAGAGATCCTGAAAATGTTGTAGCGGTAATTATTCCCGCATTAAAATTGCCAGACGAATCTCTTGCTACTATTGATGAAGAAGTGTTATCGCTTGTAGCATTAGAAGTTACCGTAAATGTTGTATTATTACTTTGATTAGCAGTAAAAGTTTGTGATCCAGACAACCCAATGCCAGATGTTTGTAGAGTAAGCGTTCCATCACCAACAATAATTGAACTGGTAGTTACTCCAGTAACTAAACCTTTTGCATTGACAGTGATGCTTGGAATTGAAGTTTGGGAACCAAAAGTTCCAACATTATTATTAACTGTTGCAAGAGTAGTTACAGTATTATCTGAAGTTACATCGCCAGTTAAATTTGGAATATTAGTTGTAGATGTTGCAGTTCCGCTAAAACTTGATGCCGTTACTACACCAACAACTGATACTCCACTACCAACATTTAAACTATTTGTAATATTAACTGATGGTGTGGTTGTTGAACCGAAATCAAGTGCCTTATGTCCGGATGTGTTATTGATTGTACCTACACCAATAGTTCCCTGAAATGCTACATTTCCAGTTCCGCTATAGATGTAGAATGAATTAGTTCCATCCGCTGCTTGGATATATCCACTACTTGGGTGGAAAGATGATGCAGTTATGATTCCAGAATAATTTGCACTTGTACCGCTAAGGTTAGTTACTGTTCCTGTAGTGCTGTTTAAAGTCGCAATAGTACCAATACCATTGTAATTGATATTAGTACCACTGATATTGGTTAAATTTGCTGTAGTGCCGTTTAAAGTTGTAATAGTACCAATACCAGTATAGTTGATATTTGTACCACTGAGATTAGTTACTGCCCCTGTAGTGCTATCCAGAGTAGTAACAGTACCAATACCAGAAACATATATTGAAGAAAAGGATGATGCTGCTCCAGCAACTGCTACTCCTTTAACTCCACTATAAACTGCTCCACTAATATAGATACTCTTCCCACTAAAATTGACTCCACTTGGAAGATTAGTTCCAATAAAGTTTAAAGTTCCAGATTGATAATCAAAGAACCATTCGTCATTATTACCAGAACCAGCAGCAATTAATTGAGTTCCTGATGAAGCGGCAGTTGCTGCATTTCCTGAGGTATGAACATATACTTTTACAAGATAAGTAGAACCAATTTCGGGAGGAATCCAATCTGTTATATTTGTCTTCCAAGTCCTATTTGTTGATGATGTAATATCAGCAATACATTCTACAGGTAATGATGTTGGATATAAAGTAACTACTGATGTGCTGCTGCCGGGAATTGTTCCCGGAATTAGATTTGATTGTGACCAAACATTATCCCCTCTTATTAGTAGAGGACTTGAAATAGATTCATTAACCGCATCTTTGATTGTCGAGACATCGGTTTTTGTTCTACCGTAACCAAGTTTTTTCCAGAGATAATCAATCTTCTGATCGTTTGAAATGGCCATTTTACGCAGCAGCTCCTATGCTAAGACTCGTTATAGATTGTCCAGATGTTAAAGCAATTCTTACGAGAACAACATTGCCAGTAGCATTACTCATATTTTCGCTACCTAAGGTCATAGTATATCCACCACTTAAAGATGTTGAAGCAATAATTCTATCTCCATTAGTAACAGCACAACCATCAGAACCATTTCCACCAGATCCACTCCCCGGAACACCGGAACCTGCATAAGCAGTGTCTGCTTTTAACCAACCATTTAATCCACTTGTAGTATCTATACTTGTTCCGGGTGCAGCAATCCAGAGACCCGAAATACCTGTAGAACTTGTGATATTAATATCAAAGTTAGCAACAACTTTTCTTCTAAATGCAAAAGTGAAATACTGAGTTCCACTTCTTCCAGATGAAAAATCTGGACCAACTGGGAGATATCCAGTTGAGTAGTTCACTTGATTATGAGTGATGCTACCCAATCTCACAACCGCTTCTCTTGTTGCAGTAATTCCCGCAGGAGAAGAAGATTCTGAATATGGGTTGTTGGTGTAAAAATTAGTTACGCCACTATATGATGGAGTGTTTGTAGTAATTCCGGGACCAAAATCATATATTCTCTTACCATTGTCAGTGTAAGTTCCATCACCAAGTCCAGAAGGAACTGCTATAGAAATTTCGGAAATTCCAGATTGAGATGCAGTATGAACTTGAATGTTCGTTGAAATATCACTTGTGTAACTACTGGTTCCATTTACATTCTTAGCACGAACTCTAACTCTATCAACAGTTCTTACGCTTGATGATGTGATTGGAACGGTCAAACTTGCAATAGCATATGGTGAAGACACTCCAACATTAGCAATCGGTATCCCACCACTCAGCATACTTGAAGGACCATCAATCTGAGCATAAGTGTAATCAGTATCATTTGTAGCCGCACTTGAAGTTCCTTCTTGGTTTGTTCCAGTATCAACTTCAACAATATTAGATTGATTAGTATATGTCTGCCCAGTAAGGTTAGTAACTGTCAGTCCAGATAAAGTAAGAGATGGTGAACCAGTATTATAATAAGGAATACCAGAAACATATCGATAAGTGCCGGCAACATTTTCGGTAAGTGTTGCTGTAGAAATACTGACAACGGGTGTAGCGGTTATATCATCTTTCACAAACTGCACTGTATTAGTATTTCCAGTAGAACTATGAAGCAACTGCATACTATTCACACCAGTTGCTAAAGAAGAAACTAATTTAGAAACTTTTGCTTTGAATCCTTTATATAATCCTGGATAATATATGCTTGATGCGAAAGTAGTGGTAGAACCAGAAGAATTCAATAATTGATAATCACTCTCTTCAGTAATCACCAAACTCGTATAAGTTCCTGAATCATCTCCACTAGTTAATACTCGGGAACCATCTGAAGAACCATTCACCTGTGCTGTAAGAGTTCCATTGTTTGCATCATATGCAAAAGAAGAAATTGCTGTTGCTTCAGCAGTTCCACTAGTTACGCGATTAACATCAGTACCTGCTGTTAGTGTTGTACCTCCAGTATTATCAGTAAATCCAGAAACAAGTCTTGGACTAGTCCCGGTGCTAGTAACATTCGATAATGTTTTGCTGCTTAGTCCATCTGGTGCAGTTGGAGCATCATCATAAACTTTTAATAGTGATGTTCCAGTAGCAGGAATAACAGATGGGTTTGCTGTATTGTGTGCGTTTAAAGTTAGTGTAAGTGTATCTCTACTTGTAGAACTATTTGTACCTTGACTCCAAGTATGCTGAAGTCTAGCGGCAGAAGCATCAGCACCTCCATTAGCAGTATTAATTAGGATAGAATCATTAGTTGATCCATCTCCCCAGTTCATTGTATAATTAACTGTTGCGCCATTAGTATTTGTTGTATTATTATCTAAGTATAAAGATTGCCCTTCTACAACATATAAATCATTACCTGAGAGAGCAGTACCTCCAGATGATGCTCTGTATAAATCAAAAGTAACAACTGGATCTGGTGTATAAACTGTAATATAATTACTCTTTGCCGCAGAATAACTACTCCCTGCTCCAATTCCGGAGTTATTTTTGGCGACCAAAGAGATTGAGAATAATCCTCCCGCAGGTTGGGTATATGTATGTGGAATAGAAGCAGAAGCGTAGTTAGAAGTTGTAGTTCCATCGCCCCAATCAACATCATACCTATTTGCGTTTCCGGAACTTGTAACTGATAAAGTAATTGATAAAGGAGAACCTCCAGTCACCACATTTGATGAAAAATCGACATTAGTAACTGCAGTGTTTCTAATAATATTAAATGCCAGTTCGTTTAAATCATCTATACTATTGACAATTTTTGTATTGGTTGTGAATGTATTCAATGCTCCTGATGATGTTAAACTTCCATCATCAGCAGAACCTAGAGTTAAATATCCACCAGTCCCAGAAAATGATGATGCGGTAACAACACCTGTTATTAATACATCATCAATTACATGAAGTTTTGATGAAGCATTTGTTGTACCAATACCAACCTTCCCAGTAACTTCTAATACCGTACTACTTTCGGTATATGATATGATACCAACCTTAAGATTTTTTTGTCTGTTACTGAGATATTTTGTCATTTTCGTATTAGTTAAGAGTTTCTAAAATACTTGCAATGAATTTTAAATTAGTTGCATCACTTCCCGACAAAACTAATTTATCTCCACTCTCAAGAACCAATTTTCCTGAGAGAAGATTTGCAGTATCATTTCCCGAAATTGGATAATTTTTTACCAATTCAGTATCAGTAGAGCTTCTTCTATGAATAAATGTTATATCGTAGGGAGATGCTCCGATATTTGTGACTTGTGCCAAAAGAACAACGCCAGTATATCCGACTGGAGCAGTGTAAACTTCTACTGGACTTGTAGAAACTACTGAAGTTACTGTCTGAAATACATTAAGTGCTAATGCCATGTTATTATCCTCCTAATGCGAGTATGAATGGTGTCATTGTAGAAAATAAACTTCTTGTATAAGATGCACCACTGATTGTTCCTGTTTGTTGATTAATAACAACTCCATCACCAATTCTAAAATTGCCAGATTGATCGGTAGTAGTATAAACAACCAATCCGCCATTTCTAGAATCAGTTTCATTTTGTTGAATAGGAACACCACCATTTCTAGGAAGAGCTGTTGCAATGTCAACACCAGAACCAATATATTCTAGAGAATGACCAGAAGCTAAAACACGACTTTGTTTGAAGAAATTAACTTCACTGCCAACACCAACTACATAAGGAATTGTATCATTAACAGTAATAGTACAGATTCCACTTGAAATTGGAGTCGAACTCAATACTGCATAATATACAGGAGAAATAATTGCCGATCCTATGGCTGTATTTATTCCTGCATTTGGGGAGCTAAAAGTAACTTTTGGTGCAACAGTATATCCCCTACCTTCGGAAATAATATCAACTGAAGAAATTGATCCATTTGTAATTTGCACAGATGCAGTCGCTGGTATGCCCCAGTCAGACTCTGGTGGATCAATAGTTACTATTGCAGGTCCAGTATATCCACTACCTCCAGATGATATACCAATACCTTTTATTGTATAATATAATCTATCAAAATAAATTACTTGACCATCGAATGGTCTTACAATACTGATATTTACTGTTCCTGTATTTGAAATATGAGCATGTGGAAGAGTAGAAACTCCAACATAAACACTAAATGTGGTGCTTGCCATAGAAACCGCTGGCAAAGCGTTTGCTCCATTTATATTTCCTGCATTTAGGCGAGTTGTGATAATACCAACAAGATTGTCTATGAATGACTGTACATCGGCACATGATGATGGACTTGTATTGATGCCTGTAAGAGGATCTGCAATGATTGATAAATCCTTATTTGTTAAATTATTAGTAATCGCAAGTTTCATTAATTCTCTTGCAGAAGTAAACCCAACAATTGTCTGAGGAACTTCTCCATCAACACCATGTGTTAAAATTGATCCATCTAATTTAAAATACGCTTTAGTAGCATCTAAAGTATTTTTACTTGTATAATCTCTAACATCAATCGATACTGCATCTACAATATATCCAATATCTCTTTTGCACTTATCTGGGCTTGGATTTGTGAAGTCAGTATATGCAACTCCTATGGCGTTATATGCCAAATCAACAATTTCTTGACGATTTGATTGAATCAAATTATATGCATCATAGTATCTACCGGGAGCAACAGAAACGGTATTGAATGTATACCCATTTCTTCCAGAAGGATATGTGACTATTCCGGGACCTGAAGGGCAATTAAATTCCAAACCATGTAAAGATACTCCCATTCCAACTGAAAACTTATGGGGAATATTTGTAGTTGCAGTTAATATTCCAGTGGTATTATCATATCTTGCAGAAACTATACCTAAAATTGGAGAATTCAAATTAACTACGAATGTACTTGAATTTGCTGAAGATTGTTCAGTAACAATTCCAGTATAACTCTTACTACCTACACCATCAGCAACAAGACCATAATTACCGAATGAAGCATTTGAGTTTGTTAAATCACATGCTCCACCAGATCCGCAATAGACAGCTATGTCATTGCATATAGTAAACAATGATACCAACTGGGCATATCCACCATTAGTAATAGAAACTCCAATACCATTTTGATTGTATTGTGTAAAGGAATCTGTAACCATACTCTTAAATGGACCAAGAACATGGTTACCATCAATCTTCATTCCAATACTGTTGACAATAAAATTAGTACAGTTCCTAATATAAGGAGATTGGCTTGAAAAACCTATCTGGTTTGGATTAAATGCAAATACTGCTTTTCCTTTATTTAAAGAACCAGTATATGAAATTTCAGTCACATAATTTCCTTCAGAAACATGGAATAAATCTTGGTCTGGATTTAGTGGAGATACTGATACCTCTCTCAAACTATCTCCAGTAATTGAAACTTGTTTTTTAAGGACTAGTGGATTATTTTCTACATAAT